TTCCAATTAGAAAGAAATAGTTTTACTAGTACTCCTTCTGAAATTACATTAATAGTAAGTGCTAGTACTAATACAGAACTTATTTATGCATCAATGGACTGGGAAGAAGTAAGCAGATAATATAAATTATATGGCAACTAATATTAACTTTAATAGCACGTTAGGTATTGTTAAAAACAGTATTGTTATAACTAGTCAAGGAGGTATAGATCCAGATGCTCAGGCTTTTATAACAGCTGCTGGAATAACAGATGCTACTCAAATTACTGCTGTCAATCAACTAGTATTAGATCTTAAATCATATAATATTTGGGATAACTTACGTGTTGTTTATCCATTTGTTGGAGGTACTGCAACTTCTCATAAATTTAACCTTAAAGATCCTCAAGACACAGACGCAGCTTATAGAATTTCATTTAATGGCGGATGGACACATAGTAATACAGGAATACAACCAAATGGAACAAACGCATGGGGAAATACAAGATATTATCCAGGATTTGTACCAGGTTACTCTATTACAAGTGATTCTGTTCATATATCTTTTTACTCTAGAACAGATTCTCAAAGCGGTAATGATCTTGGAGGTGCTAGTAATAATACATATATTAGAGGTTTATATTTTATGACAAAATATACAGATGGTACAAGATATATGAATGCGTTTGGTTCTGGTAGTGTATTGACTACTGGGTATCCTTCTACAACAGGATTTTTTGTATTAAGAAGAGATAATTCTGCTACAACTATAAAAACTAGTAGAAATGGAGTTAATACTTCTATTGCTCAAAACCTACCACTTTTTGGAAATTATATTGCAGCAATTTCTGCTATCAACTTAGGACCAGGAACTAATACAAGAACATTTTTTTCAAATAGAGAGTTAGCATTTGTTTCTATGGGACCAGGCTTAACAGATACACAAGCAAGTAATTTCAATACAGCAGTACAAACATTTCAAACAACTTTAGGACGTAACGTATGATACAAGTAGGACTTTTAACTGAAGAACAAAAGGATTTGTTAGATGGACAACTATTTGACATTGATAGTTATTTTGGACCCATACAAGACAATAATAATAACTGGGTTATTTCAATAGAAGAAATAAATCAGACAACTAATGAAGAATTTTTTTGGGTAAAATCATTAACATTAATTGAGTATATCCCACAACCTGACCCAGAATTACCAACAGATTTATAACATTTATATTATTTAACTTTTTATAATGAAAGAAGAAGCGACTTCAGGTTTTATAGGATTTAGTAGCCCATTAGATTTTTTTCATTCTTTAGTAGGAGCGAAAAATTGGGTTTTTAATGGATTTACAGCTTTTATAGCTGGTTTAGCTTCTTTTGTAACTAATTACATTTGGGATGACTCAACTGCAGTATTTACACTATGGTCTTTGATGTTAGCAGATTGGTTTACAGGAATACTTAAAGCAATTGTAAACAAAAGATTTGTAAGCTTTAAAATTTGGAGAATGCCTTTATATTTTGTAGCTACTTCTTACATACTACATATATCTTGGTATATGGCTAAAGGCAATGCAATATTCTCCTTCTTACCAGGAATTGTTATAGGAGGTTTTTATTCAGTATATTTTATATCATTATTAGAAAATTTAGGAGATATAAATTTACTTCCTAAAAAATTAGTAAGTGTACTAAAATCAAAATTTGGATTAAAAAAATTATTAGACAAAGAGTAGTATGAATCCAACAAGACTAAAAACAGGAGATATACTCCATTGTACAGGAAAAAGATTAATAAGTAGAATCATTAAATGGTTTACTAAATCTAAATTTTCACATTCAGCACTATTTGTAGAAATTTGGGGAAGTCCTTATATAATAGATGCTCAAAAAGATGGAGTAAACTTAAGACCATGGGATGAATGGTTAAAAGAATATGACTATAAATTTATAGTACATAGATCATCAGGTATAATTAATGAAAGAGATATAGCTGAAAGAGCCTTAACTAGAGTTGGAAGTACTGGATATGATTTTGAAAGCCTTATTTTTAAACAGCCTATAGAACTAATTACAGGTAAGTGGAATAAGAAAAAAGATGAAACTCAAAGAATGTATTGTTCTGAATTTGTTTCATGGGTTTATTCAATAGATAGATCATATAGAATGTCACCAGAAGACTTATATAATTGGTGTATCAATAATCAATTTTACGAAATAGTATTGTAGTATGCCAAAGGATTCGTGTTATTATAGTGTAAAGTCACGTTACGCAATATTCCCTTCAGCTAGGGCTTCTCAAGCTATTGCCAAATGTAGGAAGAAATCAGGTAAAGTGATTAAAACTAAAAAAGGCACAGAGCTTAAAAGATGGCAAGCAGAAAAATGGCAAGATACTAGAACAGGTAAACCTTGTGGTGCCGGAGGAAAAAATGAATATTGTAGACCTACAAAAAGAATATCTAAAGACACACCTAAGACAAAATCTGAACTATCTCCTTCTAAACTAAAATCTAAAAAAGCTGAAAAGTCTAAAGTAGGTATGGGAAGAAGAGTTAAAAAAGTTTAATTATAAAAGTTATGCCAATACCTGAAAGATATAAAAAACTAGGATTTACCAAAGTAGGTACTAAAAAGAAATCGACACGACCTGGTAAAAAATGGATGGTACTTGCTAAAAAAGATGACAAGTACAAAGTAGTCCATGGAGGATATGTTGGTATGCAAGATTTCACTCAACATAAAAATAAAAAAAGACAGAAAAACTTTTGGAATAGAATGGGTGGAAAAGATTCATCAAAAGCAACTGATCCTTTTTCTCCACTATACTGGCACAAAAGATTTAAAACTTGGTAAGCTATGAAAAAGTATAATATGGGAAAATACGATTTACTAGTAGGTAACAATGCAGTAGAGATATTTGATTACTACAAAGTAGATAGTATGCATGGCTTAAATAAAAAAGATGCCAAGGCTGAAGAGATAGATAAAAAAGTAGGCAATGGAATCTATATTATTGGATGGACCAATTATCATCCAAAAGATAAGAAGCTTACTATGAAAGCTCCATACAAACCATTCTTATTTTTAAACAAAAGGCATTTTACAAATACGTTTAGAGATATAACAGCAGTTGGCCATGAAGCTATGCACATGGCAATTCTGCTTTTTAATTGGAACATAAAAGATAGAGAAGAAGAAGTTGTAACTCTATCTGAAGAAATAACAAACAAAGTTGTTATGAAACTAGGATTAGATAAATTAATTAAGTCAAAACCCAAAAATAAAAAATAAATAAAATGCCAAAATACTTTACAAAAGACGGAAAAGAATGGAAAGGTGCTACTCACAAGCATTCTTCTGGAAAAGTTATGACTGGAAAGACTCATACTAAAACTAGTAAAGAATTATTCAAAGCTAGTGAATTAAAAAATGCTACAAAGAAAAAATTAAAAGTAGGAGGTACTGAGCATGTAGTTCACAAGAATAAAAAAGGAGAAGTAGTAGTACATCATCCAAAAGTTTCTGCTGGAAAGTATGACAAGATAAACCTTACGAAAATGGCTAAAGTAAAGACTGTTGAAGAAGGAGTAAAGGCAACCAAAGAATGGCACAAAGATAATCCACATATGAAATATAATAGTAAAGATTCTAAATCTTCTAATAAAGTGTGTAAAAAATGTGGAAAAAAACGATGTAATTGCAAGAAATAAAAATAATTACTAACTATGAAGCCTAAAAAAGTAACTATAAATAAATCTAAATCCTCCTCAACGAAAAAACCTAAAGCTTCTAAGAGAACTAAAAAGGTTAAAAAGTATGAGTTAGGAGGTAGCAATAACATGATTACTAATCCATTAAATGGTGATCCAATTGTATCTATTAAAAAAAATAGAGGAAGAGCAGTTCAAAAAAAGTATGACTCTTCTGGAAATTTGGTTGAAAAGGTAAAGGAAAAAGTAAGAACAAATAAACAAGGAGTAGTTACTACTAAACTTAAGTTCAGTACTCCAAAAAGTGGTAAGACTTTAATCAAAGAAGTTTACAATCCTACAACTGGAGTGAATGAGTACACTAAAAGAGTAGATAAAGGACCAAGATACAGAGAGGTATATAAAAGAAAGGTAAGTGATGAAGGGATACAAGGACTTCAAAAAAGTAGAAATAAAGGAGTAACAAAGAAAAAAACTTTTTTCTTAGATACAAAAACAGGTATAAACACTATAAAATATAAGAAATGAAAATGGGATCTAAAGGATGCGGAACTAAGAAGTACGCAAAAGGGGGCACTAAAGTGTCAGTAAAAAAAGTTGTCAAAAAACCAACTAAATCTACTAAAAAAGTAGGCACAAAAAAATATGCAGCAGGAGGAACTTCATCTTGTAAAAAACAATCATGTCCTCAAGATTCATATTGGAGAGAAGACTTATGTAGATGTGTAAAAATCCTTAGTTTTGATTCTTTATTACATCCACCAAGTAAGGCTGATTCAATGTTTGGTGCTTTTGGTGAATATAGTAATGCAAAAAAAGTAAAAGAAACAACCAATAGATTATTTGAAAATGTTAGTAAACAAAAAAATAAATCAAAAAAGGGTGTA